GTCTGCCAGCGGCTGTGAGTGCCTTACGGCATGCGGAACGCGAGCAAGAAGGCAATCTTCTTACCGGCGGTGACCGCGTTGGTGCGGGCGAACGCCGCCGTCACTGTGCGGGTGTCGGCGGTGATGGCGTAGCGCGGAAGCACGCTCGTCGCCACAGCGGCAGTGACTGCCGCGGAGCCTGCGGTCGAACTGTTCAGCGAGATCGAAGTCGCGCTATAACGGTCGGCGTCGGAAGCATCCCCAATCGTGGAGATGGCAACCGAAGAACCGCCCAAGGACGCCTCGTTGGAGACGCGCCAGAGTTCGGGCAGCGGGATCGCGCCAACGGGCAGAACAGCAATGTTGATGCTGTCGCCGGTCGCCGCTTCCGTGCCGGTGCATGTGTAGGTCGCTTGCGCGTAAACGACGTTGCCTTTGACAAGGTCGCCGTCCACGCGGTTGCGGACGTTAAGCTCCAGATTTTCGGGAGCGATGTCGGTGTAGAACGTAGCCATATTATGATTCTCCTATGGTTGGTTGTTGATGATTAGAGAACCTCGTCGGCTGCGATTTCGACGACCTTCTTCTCTTCCATGCGGGTCGCGCCAAGGCTCGCCACCGTGCGGATTTGCAGGGCGTGGCTCTTGTCGGCGCGGATGTCCACATGCACCTTGCGACCGGCGTCGGCCAGCTTGAGGCCGGAGCGGACGTAGGCGAAGCAAGTGCGAACACCAGTGCTGGAGTTGTAGGGAAGCAAGGACGACGCCACGCGGCGGAACTTGAAGCCCATGAAGGTGTCGAGTTGGCCCTGCACCAGCGCCTTGACGCTGTTGTAGTCGGCGCTGATCACCTCGGTCGTGCGAAGCAAATCTTGGAGTTGCTTCGCGCTGACCACAATGATGCGAGGATCGCTGTCGTCCACCTCTGCGTCGTTGAGCAGATAGGAGGCTTGGCGAAGTTTCGCAATGGTCAGACCGCTGTTAGCGGTGCTGCCGGTTTCGACGTAATCGACGGCGACCTTCTGCCCAGCGGGCAAAGCGGTCGGGGTGACGCCGGTTTCGCCCGTGTAGGCAGAACCCAGCGCCGCGTCGATGATGACCTTGTCGCAGGTGCGAAGGTAAGCCATCGCGTGGTTGTTGACCGTCTCGGACTGCGGAAGGCTGACTTCGCCCAGATACTCGGCATCCCACTCGTCAAAGAGGGTGGCGTGTTCGTAGGGATACGGACGGAGCCAGCGTTTGGCGAGGGCCACATCGCTGATGTTGGTGTCGGCGGCGCGGGCGGTGATTTTGGTCATTTCGACCGCAGCCATTTGGTTGAATGTTTTTTCTTTGCCGCGAACGGACTCCACGGACACGAACTCACGCAACTTGGAAACCTTCTGCTGAAGAAGGTGTTCCCAGTTGGAGGTGAACTCCGTCGTGAAATACTGCGGGATTTGTGCAATAGCAGACATAGTTGTTTCTCCTTTGGTTTTGACTAAACCCGCATCGTGCGGATCTGGTCGGGTTGTTTGTTTGTGGTGTCCTCGGCGCTACCGATTATCCGCAAGCGCGGGTCGTCGGCCTTGGGCAATGCGCGTTGGACAGGCTCCACAAGGAGTTGTCTGCCTAACTGTTCGCGAGAATTGCGCTGCGCCACAATTGGCGCAAGGGTTTAGTCAAAAAAAGTTCGCGGCGCTTTCTTTAACAAGACCGGCGCTTATTTAAGCAACGTGTCGATGCCTTAAACATGTTGCCGACAACGTGTGTAAAAACCTGCTATTTTTCGACAGATTAGCAGGAGGGCGGTGGCGGGACTTGCACCCGCTTTGTCACATATTCTTGTGTTATTTTGTAACGCTCCACTGTCTGGCCGCGTGTTCTCTCCACGCCGCACCGCCAAATTATCGTCCGTTCAACGCGATGTAGACGAACGCGAAGTTGCTGAACATGTAGCCGACGAAGACCGCGCACATGGGGCGGTCGTCCTGCATGTAAAACCCCACCGCCGTCCAGCCGTAGCAGAGCGTGCAGATAAGCAGCGGGACAAAGGTCACGAAATGACCCCGTCGTTGTGCCGCGCCAGCCAGCCACAGACTTCACTAACCAGACGCCCGATCTCGTCCACGCACTCCTCATCCAAGTCGAAGAGGCGGGCGTGGATCAGTTCGTGGCAGGCCAGTTCGATGCCGCGGTGGCTGATGGCGTCGGGATGGATGTAAATTGTCCGGTCGTCTTTGACGCACAGACCGTCGTGGGTCACGCGGGCGGGTGGGCGCTGAATCTTGATCCGCCACGGTTTGCCATCGATGGCGAGACGTTTGGTCGGGATGCGGCGGCTCATTTCAGTCGGTAGTGCGGAACGGGCCGGACGCGCTCGGCCAGCCGGATGGTGAAGTTGCGTTTCTCGGCCAGTCCTTGCTCGATCTTCCGGCGCACTTGTGTGCTGGTGATGCACTCGCTGCGTCCGCGGGCCTTGGCCAGTTGCTTGATCGTGAACCAGCCCTCCGGCACTTCTTCGACCGGAATGGTGGGCTGCGACAGGGCTTCGCACCACTGGGCCAGTTGCTTGTCGGCTTTGGTCTGTTTCATAGCGGTAACTGGTAGTGCGGATCGAAGACCGCAATGTTGACGTTGCAGTTGGTGCCATTGAACGACCCGAAACACGCGGCATGTCGCCATCCCAGCGTCTGCCGCCGGATGGCCGAATACCCGATGTCCAGCTTGATCCCGCACCCGATGTTGTAGCCGATGGCCTTGTTGTGGATGCGGGCGCTCTCCATTGCCACGCGGTGGGTGTGGCCCATGACCACCGAATGGCCCACCATTTCCGCGGTGTCCCGTGCCGCCGACACGTTGTACATCGCGCCGTGGGTGAATCCGGTGTCGCCCAGCATGAACATGCCGCTCTTGTGGACGCCCGCGTAGGGAATGATCTGGCACTTGATCTTGCTCATTTCCTCGTCGATGCGCGACAGGACGCTGCTGGCCGCGTAGCTCAAGACCGCGTTGGGGCTGTGCGCCAGTTCGGTCAACCGGCTTTCATGGTTTCCGAAAAGGAGGACGTCGGGCTTGAGTTCGCGCAGGAACGCCAACCCCTGCATCAGGTCATCCGCCAGATCGGCCCCGTGGTCGGCGCTGTCGCTGTCCTTGCGTGCGCCGGAGCGCAGGGCGCGGGCATCGATGGCATCGCCAAGGTGCAGCACAAAGTCCGGCTTCCACGCTTCGCGCAGTCGCAGGATGGCATCGAGCGCCCGCGGATCGGCCTCTGACCCGTGGGTGCATGTGCAGGCCAGAAACTTCTGCCAGCCTTTGGACTTGTTGGCCATGAGCCGATTGGTGAGCCGATTACGCGCTGGTCAGCATCCGGCGCACTTGGTCAACCACCTCCGCGTCACCCTCTTGGTATTTGGTGTAAAGCGGGTTGGATTGGTTGGTCATAATGTCCCGTGCGCGGGCGCGGGTGCTGCTTGCTCCGGTCTGGTCACCGGCCACCAGCTTGTCGTCGGAGAGCTTCTCCGCGAGGTTGACGATGGCCTTGACCACTTGCGGATCAACAAAGCCTTGGCTGGTCGGATCGACTCCGGCGGTCACCGCGGCGCGGCGTGCCAGTTCGATCTTCTCCGGCATCTTGTCGCCCCAGACCTTCTGGAGTTCGGCCCGTCCGGTTTCCAGTTGGGTTTCGATCATCTGTGCGGCGGCTTGGTTCATCAGCGCGGCCCGCTCCATGTCGAACTTCATGAACTCCTGCATGGCGGCGGCAGGCACGTTGTGCTTGTGGGCGAGTTCCGCGGCTTTCTTGGCCACGTTGTCATCCCATGTGACCCCTTCCGGCAGTTGCTCCGGCTTGAGGTTGTAGGCTTCGGGCGATTCGGGAACGCCGATGGCCTTGCGGTAGGCGGCAACTTCTTCCGGCGTAGACTTCTCACTGGGAGGAACGATGGCGTTGGCCTTCTTGCCCAAAAGTTGCTCCAGCCCTTGGTAGGACTTGGAAAGGCTTTCAACGTCAGCCTTGTCGTTGCGCCAGAACTTTTCCGGCAACCATTCCGGCTTTTCGGCTACTTCGGGCGCTGGCGCGTCGGTGGCGCTGGCAGGCGCACTGGAAAGGAGTGTCCCTTCCGTTGTGGTGTTGAGGTTAGCAGCGGGTGCGGTGGACGCGGAAACAGCGGCGCTGTCCGCGGTGGTGCTGGTTTCGGAGGTGGTGGTTGCATCAGTCATGGTGGTGTTGGTTGGTTGGTGTTTTGACTAAACCGCGTTTAGCGGAGGACTTCGGTGGTTGGACGCTCGACGTCGGCATCACCGACGACAGGCAGGGAAAGTTTGTGTTCGACGAAAAGGATCACCTCGCGCTGGCCGTCACGCACCGCGGCGGCGATGGGATCGAACGGACGGCCCAGCGTGCGCTCAAAAGCGGGCCGGTTCATGCGGAAGTAGGCGCGGAGGTTGTCCAAGACAACGCGCCCGTCTTCGTTGTCGAAGCAGCGGTGGTAGGCGTTGTTTATGCGCTGAAGCGACTTGCTGCGCTCCAGTTCTTTGTCGGTGGTCATGCGGTGGCTTGATTCATCAGTCGTCCCAAAGCGGAATCCTGCTTCACGCTGCCAGCCTTTCCTGCGGCCTCGGCCATCGTGAGCATCTCTTGCTGCTGCTGCATCTGGGCCTGTGCCTGTGCGCGGGCGGCGCGGGCCTCCTCGACCTCGTCCTCTTCGGCCAGCCAGTCGGCGGGCAGTCCGTCGTTGCGGGCGGTTTCGCGGGCGATGACGTCCCACTTGAAGTTGTCCAAAACCTCTGGCCTCACTTGCGCGAGAATCGCGTTGCGCTCCAGTGTGCGAGCCAGTGACAAATTGTGCATGGCGCGGATGGCGAGCGCCACTTTGCTGACGTAGCTGACTTCCGGTTCCGGCAGCATGGGCTGTCCCATCGCGTCCATTTGGATCGCGTCCTGCGGCGGCGGCGGGAAATGGCCGTTGCGGATCAAGATGCCGAAAACTCCGCGCAGCATGGGCGAAAGGAGTTCGGTCGTCTTGCGGGTAAACGAGGGCGAAAACTGCACCAGCTTTTCACTGGCCCGCTCGGCCACTTCGGTCGCGGTCATGTTGGTGCGCTCCATCGAGGCGAACATGCGGAACATATCCACATGCATGGCGGTGTTGATCGCGTTGGTCTTGCGGGCCTCGCGGTCGAGTCCGATAGAATAGTCTCCCGCGGTGGCCCACTCCTGCGGCAGAGCGTTGGGTTGCGTCGGGTCGTAATAAGTGACGCCCCCAGAGCGCAAATCGACTTCCCCTTCGTGCGTAGCTGGCATGAGGAGACGAGGGAACGCTTTGATCTCGGAGAGGGCGTCAAGCTGCTTGGCTAAAAAGTTGAGTTGGCGGGCTTCGGGCAGCGCCATCCACGCCGGAGACACTCCGTAAACGCCCTGCTGGCTTTTAACGTGGCGACCGGCGAAGAAAGGTTTCTCGTCGTAACCGGAGTTGCGACACACATGCTTGTTGCTCTGGTCAACGTAGACGCTGGCCCAAGGCTTGTTCGGGCCGTCGGCCTTGTTGCGGTCGCGGTCGTTGTCCTCGCGCTTGTAGAGGGCATGAACGAAGCGATGCTTGACGGTGCCGCCCTTGCCGGTGCGCCGGATCTCTTGCAGCTTTTTCTGCATGGCGGGCGCAAGGTTGTCTTCGCCAAACTTGTCGGCGGCTTGCAGGACGGTCAGTTCTAACTCGCGGAAGACGGTGTCAATCAGACCTTCGTCGTTCTCGGCCAAGCTGTAGGTGCCGATGTCGAACTTGTGGAATACGAGCGGGTGCGAGATGCCCGATTCGACAAACATGCAGTAGGTGCCAAAGACGCTGTCGTCGTAATACAACTCATGCACTTCCGTATAAAGGTTGCTGGTGGCTAAAAGCAACTGGGTCACCTCGGAACAC